GGTGAACGCGCCTACATCAGCCGCCGGCCTGGCGAGGGCCGCTTTGCCCGCAATGCCCAGATCCGGCGTGACTACAAAGCCGGTGAGCGCATCCCATTGTTGCAGCGCCGCTACGGCCTGAGCCCCGCCCGTTTGTGGCAAATCATCAACGAATGAGGCCTGCACTGTCTAGTTTTTGCCTTAAAAACTAGACACGCACACCGCCATAGTCACGCCACATGGCTGCCACCCCCCTCACCACAGAGCCGTCCGCACTCATTGCGGGCGACACCGCCAAATGGCTAAAGACCCTGGCCGACCACCTGCCCGCTGACGGCTGGGTGCTCAGCTACACCCTCATCAACGGCACGGCCAAAATCACCTTTGCCGCCACCACCAGCGGGGCTGACTATCTGGTCAATGTGCCCGCAGCCACCACGGCAGCGTGGGCTGCAGGCAGTTACTCCTGGCGCAGCCAAGTCACCAACGCGGGCGAGGTCTACACAGTGGGCAGCGGCACCATCACCGTGCAGCCCAGCTTTGGGGCCAGCACGCTGGACAACCGCAGCTTTGCCCGGGTGGCCCTGGCCAACATCGAGGCCTACCTGCAAAACGCCAACAACCTCACCGCCGCCAGCTACGAGATCGCGGGGCGCAAGCTCCAGCGCATTGGCGTGCCCGACCTCTTGGCCCTGCGCGACCGCTACAAAGCCGAGGTGGCCCGCGAAGACGCCGCCAGCAACTCGGCCGCTGGCCTGCCAGACCGCCGCCGCGTCATGGTCCGATTCGGCGCATAGCCGCCCGTAACCCACTCCCGCCATGCCCACACCCAATCTATTCCAACGTGCCCGCACTGGGCTCGCCCGCCTAGTGGGTGGCAAGCAACCCATGCAAGTGCGCCGCTTCAACGCTGCCAAAATCGACCGCCTCAGCGCCGACTGGCTAAGCACTGAGCAAAGCCTCAACGCCGAACTGCGCTCCGACCTCAACCGCCTGCGCTCCCGCGGGCGCGACCTGGTGCAAAACAACGACTATGCCGTCAAGTTCAAAGGCATGGTCGAGAACAACATCATCGGCCCAGCCGGCATCCGCCTGCAAGTGCGCGTGCAAGACAGCCCCGGCAAACCCGACCGCCTGGCCAACGCCGCCATTGAGGCCGCATGGCTCGACTGGTGCGCAATAGCCGACATCACCGGCAAACAAACTTTGCGCGACCTGTGCGAAACCCTAGTGGGTGGCCTGCCGTCCGACGGTGAGTTTTTGGTGCGCATGGTTGTGGGTGCCGACGCCCGCAATAAATACAACTTTGCGCTCCAGGTCATCGACGTGGACCGCATCGACACCACTTACCACACCGCCAACGGCCCCAACGGCAACAGCGTCATCATGGGAGTGGAAGTAGATGCCTACCGCCGACCCGTGGCACTGCACCTCTTCGCAGCCCACCCCAACGACGGCGCCACCAGCAGCCGCCAGCGCGTGCGCATCCCAACCGATGAGACCCTGCACCGCTTCAAGGTAGAGCGCGCCGAGCAAATGCGCGGCATCCCCTGGATGTCGGCCGGCATGCTCAGCCTTTACCACCTTGGTAATTTCAAGCTGAGCGCATTGCTGGCCGCAGAGCATGGCGCCAACCATTACGGGTTCTTCAACACCCCCGATGGCCAAAGCCCCATTGGTCAAATGGACAGCGCGGGCGAGCAGATCAGCGTAAGCCAGCCAGGCACCTATGACACCCTACCCAGCGGCACCACCTTCACCCCGCACGAATCCAAATACCCCAACGAGGTATTTGGGCCATTTGTCAAAACCACATTGCAGCGCATCGCCAGCGGCTGGCGCGTGGCCTACCACAGCCTGGCCAACGACCTGGAAGGCGTAAGCTACAGCAGCATCCGCAGTGGCAGCCTGGAAGAGCGCGACCGCTGGAGTTCCGACCAGCAATGGTTTGTGGACGCCTTCATGGAACCCGTGTACGTGCGCTGGCTCCAGACCGCGCTGCTGAGCGGCGCCATCACCATGCCTAACGGCAGCGCCTTGCCAACATCCAAGTTCGACAAATTTTCCAAGCACGAATGGCAGCCCCGCCGCTGGGAGTGGGTAGACCCCAAAGGCGACATGGAGGCAAAGATTCTCGCAGTCAAAGCCGGGCTCATGGCCCCGCAAGACTTGGCAGCCGCCATGGGCTACGACTTTGATGACACCCTGGCTGCCATCGCCATGGCCCAAAAGATGGCCGCAGACATGGGCGTCAAGCTCACGGCATACGACCCAACACCTGGCGCCCAACAAGCCGCCCCCGCAGCGCCTGCACCCGCAGCCGCCAAGGCGATCGACGCTGACCTGGTGCACGAGCTGCGCAGCCAAATTGCAGCCCTGCGCCAGCCCGCGCCACCAGCGGCCCCGGCCTTGGCTTTGGCGGTAGACGTAACCGCCAGCGCCATGGATACAGCCATCACCAAAGCTGCGGCCCCCTATTTTGCGCAGTTCGAGGCCACCGCCCGCGCTGTGATGGAAAGAGAAATGACCAACATCATCAACGTCCCTGAGCAAGCCGCGCCAGTTGTCACAGTCCATGTGGCTGCCCCCAATGTCACGCTTGAGGCAACTGTGCCCGCTGCGCAAGTGGTGGTTAACAACGCCCACCCGACCCGCGCCATGCAAACAGTCCAGCATGACAAAGACGGCGAGATTGTCGGAACCGTCACAACCTACGAGGCTTGAGCATGGCCGACAACACAGAACTCAACCCCGGATCTGGCGGCGACATTGTCGCCACTGATGATGTGGCTGGCGTCAAGTACCAGGTTGTCAAACTCGACCTTGGCGCAGGTGGTGCGAGTGCTCCAGTATTTGGTGCGCTACCGGTATCTGGCACGGTAGAGCTAGGGGCCACCACCCTTGCCGCGCTGGAAACAGTCAGCATCTCTGGCACGGTGCCCATGTCCGCTGCGGCCCTGCCGTTGCCAGCGGGCGCGGCTACCGATGCAACTCTTGCGCTGCTGCAGACCCTGTTGACCACCATTGCCGGTTCAATCCAAGCGCACAACTCACCCTTTGCTGACGGCGCGGTGGGTCAGGTGATGCTTGCCAAGCGGCGAGACTCAGACAGCACTGCGGTGGCTGACGGCGACTTGAACATTTTGAACATGGACGAAGAAGGGCGGCTCAAGGTCGCCAGCAAACCAGCAAGCTACGCGGCCACCGTGGGCAATGTCACCAGCGCCACAAGTACCGTGCCTTGCAATGCCGAACGCTTCAGTAACCTGATGATTCACTGCACCGGCACATTCGCCGGGGCAAACTGTACTTTTGAAGGCTCGCTGAATTCAACCAATGGCGTAGACGGCAATTGGTTTGCAGTGCAGGCAATTCGCTCGAATGCCAATACCATCGAAACGGTCACAGGTGTTCTAGCTGCTGCTCCGGCCTACGCTTGGGAATTGTCGGTCAATGCGCTCAAGTTTTTCCGCATCCGTGCGACTGCCTGGACAAGTGGAACGCAAGTCTGGACGATGATCCCCGGCACGTATGCAACCGAGCCAATTCCAGGCGCACAGATCAGCGGCACTCAACCTGTATCTGGCACTGTGACTGCTACGGTAACAGCGGGAACGATCAACCCCGTAGTGCCTGCAACGCCTTACTTCCTGAACAGCGCGGCCACCACAAACGGCAACTTGATCCTTACCGGAACGAGCAGCGTCAGTAGTTTTTACGCGACCAACGAGGGCGCTACGGTGGCCTACGTCAAGCTGTACAACAAAGCCACAGCGCCAACGGTGGGCACTGACATTCCAGAAATGATATTGCCTGTTCCTGCTGCCGTATCTGGTGTGCCCGGTGTTGCAAACCCAAACATCGGCTTCCACGGTCTACGCTTTGCATTGGGTCTTGGCATTGCCATCACTGGCGCTGCGGTGCACACAGATACCACCGCGGTCGCTGCCGGCCAGGTGAAGGTAAAGATTTCTCGGGCTATCTAAATGCTTCTGCTTCTTCGGTCACTGCTTGACAGACTCACCGAGCCACCCGTGGTCGAAGACCAGCCGGTTGGCGGTGGCGGATCGATACGGCCACGCGCCAGCAGTGCACCGTGGCACTGGGTTCCGTTTACGCCAGTCCCACCCCGCCGGCCGCGCAAGACTCGCAACACCCGCATTCTATTTTTAGGTAATTGACCAGGAGAACAACACCATGCCAGAGTTAACCTTTTCTCAGGACTTTTTGACCGACGTAACGAGAGAGACTGTCGGCTTCAAAAATGCGGCCGGAACCCAGAAGTTTTTGGTACAGGCTGCCACCGATCCCATCACCGGGGGGATTGAGTCGTTCCAAGCAGGCCAATCCCGCATTGATCTTGGACCCCTTGCAACTGGATTGGGGCTGACCGTTTCCGTTTCCGCTTTCTCTGCCGGGAACTTCGCCTTCGCCGGTGGCTCTGTTGTGCTGCCTTCTGAGGGAACGTGGTACGTGGGTGTCGATTTGCTGTCAAAGGCAGCGATCAGCCTGCCGCGTCTTGGCCACCGAGGATGGATTCCTGTTGCTAAAGTTGTCACATCAGGTGGTGTCATCACCACATGCCAGCACATTCCAGTCATTCTGCCAAAGTCTCGTTTGCCAC